CATTGTTTTTTTTATTTTTTTAACCACTTAACACATTGAATAATATACTATTTAAGTGTGTCTAGTACAGCTAGTTTGAATTTATTAACTAAAATTCGTCCACCGTCAGACATATCTCTTACACTTACTACCTTGCTTTTACCGAACACTTCTTTTAACACATGATTACCCCAAAAATCTACACCGACAGAGAGAACTACTATCTCATTAGCATATCTTCTCGCTTTTAATACAGCCTTTTTATTCATCTTTAGCAAGGTAGTAAGTGTAAGAGATATGTCTGACGGTGGACGAATTTTAGTTAATAAATTCAAACTAGCTGTACTAGACACACTTAAATAGTATATTATTCAATGTGTTAAGTGGTTAAAAAAATAAAAAAAACAATGGATCAAATCACAGAACTTATAAGTAATAACATTGTAGAATACTTGATAAAAGAGATGGTTTTTAGTAGGAGTAAAACTATAAAAAGAATAATGGATTTACAAAACATATTATGGATAGAGATGCATAGAGATGAAAAGAAATATTTTGAAGATATGGATGACAGTGGATTAAAACGACAGTTATCTATGCATGAATTTACACTTGCAAACAAGGTATGACATTATCACACAGGGAAAGATTCATTTATCATATGTCTGTCTTAATGACACTTGAAATAGAAGGTAAGGGGAGTGGTAGAAGATCATTAGATGTTAAGGGTATGTTAGAATCTATTGTACATAACAGGTGTAGAAATCTCAATAAGGATCAAATATTAAAATTATATGAAGATATACAGGAAGAGGCTATGACTTCTACTAGTGTATATGAATTATATGCGGAGAAAAATGGTAAAAATATCAATTCAGACCCACTTGGGTTTAAACTAAGGGATGATAAATATGGAAAGTAGGTTATGTTATTATGTGTAACGGTATTTGTATTAGATTTGCCAAGGCGTTGGGATTAAATTATTACTGTCAGGGATGTGCGAAGTTTATAGGTAAAAGATTTTTAAAAAGAGAGCGAAAAAACAATGGTAGGTTAAGATGTTCTTGTTGTAATGGGTTAGTAAGGAATAAGGCTAGATTTAGAGGTCTCCATGGATTTATAACGAGTAAAAAGCCCACTGCATATTAAAAATTAACCTTTCTTCCTGATCTTCGTCCATATCGTCATTCTCACCTAAATCATCTATGCAAAAATGTATTAATTCATGTTGAATTGTCTTAAATATATCGTCAATACTTTCATGCGTATTTAGATTAATAATACATCTATTACTTTCACTATAATAATCACCTCTATCAATACCATATACACGAAAATCGACAGTTACATTATTATCCATACTACTAGAAAGATTTTTATGTATTAAAGTTTGTCATATATTTATGGGTATAATAAGGAGGTTTTTTGACTGGTATGAAAGGCATATTACAGGATCTCTTATAATTACTGGTATTATACTGTACCTTCAGATCCCACACACAATATCTGCTGCTGAGTGTTTTTTTGATGGGGATATTGGTCTATTTGGTGTTCACCCTATTAGTGATTTTTTCCTTTATAGTATAGATCTGCTAGAGTTAATTCCAATTATAGGTATTACCTTGGCTATTATATCAAAAGTAAGACATAAAGTTTAATTAGCACTATAAACGTTTAAATAGTATGGCAGAAGAAAGTGGAAATATTAGAATAGATATAGTAGATAAATTCTATGATTCTCTGGACGAATTAATAAATAAAACATATGAAGAGGATAATATTAGTTATGGAGAGATAGAATTGGCTTTTCTTAAAATGGATGATAAAATATTACAACAGAAAATAACCTTAATGCACCAATATCTCCACAGTGAGGATGCAATAAATCCTGCTAAGGGAAAAAAAGAGCCTAGTGGAGTGTATGGGTAAACTACCTTGGTCAGATAATAAAGATGTTAATATCTTAACTCCTTGTAAGCTCTGCTCGAAAGAATCTGTGAGTGTTACTGGTGCTATATACTGTTTGGACTGTTACAGAGAGTTATTGACCAATATTATACTAAGTGAATAGTTAAATTCTATCCATAGATTCTTTTATTTCTCTTATTGATTCTTCATTCTTTTTGTTTTTAAACAGGTTAGGACAGTCATACCACCATAAATCTACAACCTTGCAATTTGACCACTCTAGCATTTGTTTTTGTACAGTGTCTCTCATGCTTTTAAGAGACCCCTTATGGTCTCTGCCTTGAACCCTGACACATATTGGTTCAAACCCAGTAAATAATACTATATCCACACTTTCTTTTACTTGTCTTTCTGATAAACCGTCCCTAAATTCACCAGACATGAGATCTTTAAAGGGTATTTGTGTGCTATATGTTATTACATTACCATACATATCTTTTAGTATTGATAAAGCGGTAACTTCACCATTTCCAATTATTTCAGTCATAGTTTCTAGTTAGAACTTCCCACGTTTTAAACTTTCCTCGTACATTGATTGAAAGTATCCTTAAATTTTTCTTGTCTGCTAAGAATTCTATGAAGGGTTTCTCTGCTGCCCATGCGTTAGTTTTTATTTGTATTAATATTATATTACCTAGTTTGTCGAAACAGATACCATCAAAAAGGTTCCATAAATCTAATGCTCTGTACCAATCACCCCTGTTATATATTAAATCTTGTCGTCTACCATGTGCCTTTAACCATATTTCATCATAACCGTTCTTTAACATCCATAATACTGCTTTCCTGTTAGAAAACCTCATACGTTCTCTCGGATTGATTATGTATCAACCCCTAGAGAGTAAAACCATGTGGCATCAATGCAGGCAAAGAATAACAACCTTTGTATGTTTTAGGGCAGGACGTTTTGTGAAATAAACCCCTATATTCATAGTCTAGCCACATGAGTGTAATATGTAATGGTGTCATTTAAATCTTATTATTCCTCTATATCCTCTACACCTTTGGCAGTAAGTCTAAACTCTGCATCTGCCATTGGGTGTTCTGGAGAGTCTACCATTCTAGCAATTCTCTTCTTGCCTGATTTTTTGAAATATATCCTATACGTTGATGCGTGACCCACAACATTACCACCTATTGGTTTAACTGGGTCTCCAAACATTACAGACGGATCTGTTTGTACTTGGTTTGTAAACACCACGGTACATCTAAAATAATATGATATGTTTTTAATATGTGTCATTAGTCTGGCTATTTGATTTTGTCTGTCTGCAAGAGTCCCCCTACCTAGGTATTCTTCCCTGAATTGACCTATAGATCCATCAAGGATAACAAGTGATGGTCTTTTCTTCTCCATTGTTTTTGATAATGCATTTATAGTACCTAATAATTGTTCAGTGTTTGGTGTATAGAAATAGGTTATACGTTTAAGTGCAGTCTCTAACTCTTCCTTTGTTTCTGCATATCCTTTTACTTTCAATATTTCAATTATTCTTCTAGGTCTAAATGTATCCTCGCAGTCTATCCATACAATATTGTCACCTTTGTTAATAGCTTCAACTATCAATGTGTTACAAAATTGTGTTTTACCTGAACCAAACTCACCATAAACTTCATATATACATTCGGGTTTGACCCCACCTCCAAACAATCCGTCTATGGCATTACATGTTGTTGATATTGTTTTTAGATTGTCTTGATATTCCATTAGGTCAATAACATCTAAATCAGATTTTCTTATCATGTTATTATCTTCTAATATTTTCTGACTGTTGAATACCCAACTATCTGCCTTTGATTTTGTGACCCCAGTTATTTCTGATATTTCTCTGCCTCCCCTTATGCAGATATCTATCAGGGATGATACACCAAACGTAGTTAATTTTTTCTCGGTTGCAGAGCCGACCCCGTCAAGTTGAGTTACAGACAAGTCAATTATAGGTTCTTGTATTTCTTCTACAGTTTCAGACATATTATTATCTATGTCATCTACTATATTACTCTTATGTTCTTTTCCACGTACCATCTGCCATCGCCTTTATTTGATTTGTTTTTTCCCATTCCCCAAATAACTTTTGTCTAGTCATATCATCTATTCCTTCATCTGCAAGTCTTTTAAAGAAGTCGGTTGTTTTAACACATCCGTTTTTATTTTTACATTGTTCCCAAACATGTATATATAATTGTTGTTTTGACATTTTGCCAGTGCTTCCTATTAATGTAGATTGTGCTGTATTTGCCTTTACTAAATCTATACCAAATTTATCGAACATATTTATTAGTAGGTTTTTTACTGCTTTTATATCCTCTAATCCAACATGTTCTTTGAATCTTAGCTTTGCATGAGCCATTGACAATCTGATTAATGCCTCAAGTTGTCTAATACCTACATTAAGCTCGTTATCTGATGTTTGTCTTAGTTTTTCATATATCTTTACTATTTCATCCCTTACTTCTTTAGTTATTTTTGGGGTACATTTTTTTGACTCGTTAATGAATGCTGATAATTCCCTAGTAGAAAATCTACAGTCTTTTTTTTCCTCAGTTTCATCAAACCCATCCAGTATGTGATTAGCTTTTAACGTATCTTCTGTAACGTTTACAGTATCTCTTATGAGCCATATTAGATCAAACCTTGATAATAGCGGACTTGGTATGTTTATGTTATCCATTAAGGATAAATCATTATCATAAGTACCAAATTTTGGATTGGCTGCTGCCATGATGCTAGTTTTGGCTTCTAATGTTAATGATATACCAGCTTTGGCTATTGATACTGTTTGTTGCTCCATAGCTTCATGCATTGAAGATCTGTCATCCTTATTCATTTTGTCAAACTCGTCTATGAATGCATACCCACCTGAACATAACGGTAATACACCAGCTTGTGCCACCATTCTACCATCTGATAATTTGACCATACCTATGGTTAAACCAGCACTTGTAGATCCCCTACCACTGGTGTATATTGATTTTCGGGTTATACTTTTGCCATATTTTAACAGTTCTGACTTTGCCATACTTGGGTCACCTACTAGTAAGATGTTAATATCACCTCTCTTTTTAGTTTTAACCCCACCTACTAACTGTAACAGACATGATAGTTTTATATCGTCATATCCATAAATGTCTGGTGCATAACTATGAATTAACTTTTCTATGAATTCTGGTTCTTTTGATTCTTTTAATAGTAGTATCTTTTCATCTGGGGAAGGTAATATATCTCTAGTGTCATCCAAATCATTGATTGATACTATATCGATTATAACCTCATGTTCTTCATCCTTTGGTTTAATTACTGATCTAAATATACCTATTATTTTCTTTCTTTGACCTATGAAAGAATTACCGACATTATCACCTATTAATTTACCATAGAATAGTATTGGTGAATTATTATCAGCAGATTCTAGTGGTTGTTGTAGTAATATTGTTTGTATATCATCTGTCTCTACTCCTCTTTTTATTACATCCATTTTAGATCTGCCACACCCAGCATTCATACATAATAGTGTTGGGAGTGTCCTATCAAATGAACATGTTACTCTTTCTGTAGTAAAACATCTAGGACATTCTACATTTGCAGACTTTATATATGTTTTAGGAGCATCAGTTGCTATTACAGTTGCTACGAAGCATATGGTTTCACCCTCTTTTTTAGAGTTAATGTCCCTCATGTGAATCTCATCATCAGAGACAAGTTTGATTTTCAATGAGCTGAATGTTGTTTCAACGTTAATTCCTAAGTGTTTTTGTGCCAGAATTATCATTACTGCATTTCTAAATAGCTTTATAAAGTCCCCTTGTCTTGAAATGTAAAGGTCAACAAACTTTTCATCTGATATGTCAACAGTAATTGTGTCGTTTGGTCTGACACTTGACAGTTTATCAACCCATTCCCTGTAATTTAAAATGGTATAAATCTTGTCTTGAACAGCAGAATCAGTCATACTCATAACCTTTTCTCTACCTCCTTGCTGATAAGGCTTCCTAGTTGAGAAAACCTCTTCTGTAATTTCTTAAAGTCCTCTGTGTTTAGATTGATTATGTGTTTTTCCCATTTTAATATACTTGCATAAAATAGGGGCAGTTCTGCAATAACATCCTCATGATCAAAATCCGTTATTCTGGCTGTCTTTTTTTTGCTTTTGACATAATCATCAGCTACCACTGCTAGGAACAAACTAAAACTCATATTATCTGGTTTTATCCTGTCTAGTGATTCAAAAATAGGAGCTGCGTGATATCCTACTGACAGTGTTACTGTGTTTCTTTTGAACTGCATGAATGTTTATTCTTTATATTGTATTTAAGAGTTACTAGTTATGTATTACAATAGTAATAAGTGATGTTCTTAGAAATAATAGTTAGTTAAGTTAATAACTAACACGTTAAAAAAATAGTTAGTTAACATTGTTAGTTAACATTTTAAAGGGAAGGTTAGTTATACACTTAGTTAACTTTTATTTTAACTCAAAAGTTTTTTTAGTAACATTATAAAAAGATAACTTGGTTAAAAAAAATTGGGTGATAGTGCCTCTACACCTTTCACCCTAATGTGTTTTACCTACTCAGAGGCAGTTATGGACTAACCGATCCATCCTCCTTTCGTCTTTTTTGGTTATTGCCTTAAGAGGGCTACCGTCTAAGGTAATCCCTGATAGACATATATCATATGTAATACTAGTATATAACATTTACTAGTATTATTACGTTTGTAATGGTGTAGATGTCTCTAAAGTCACATTATCTGGCATTGTTAATTCTGGCTTTACGTCTAGTTCAACAAATGAGTTAATAAAACCTTGAACTTTTGTTGACTCTATATATGATTTTAAAGTGTCACCTTTTTTGTTTTTCCAAGTAATTTCAATGAACATGTAGACTATTACAATATTAGACTATTTAAGAATTACTAGTTATAAGAGGTCATATAAACGTGAATGCTTTCCTACAATTTTATCAATTATTAACATCCTTAAAACATTAGCAAGTCCCCCACTACTTCTCATCTCAGTTGCATATAAAATTTCCGTAAAAGTTAACGGACATTTAGAATCTCTCATAACATCTAAAACCTTGTCACGGTTACTTTTATTTGATATACGCATTGGTGAAGGAATCTGGGTATCCAGTGTGCGTTTACCATTTCGTATTATCCTAGATATGTCCAACCACCTTTCCGTTAAATGCATCTATCGACAAAGTTGTAGTACCTATTTGACCATAAACAATCTCATTCTTCCTGTCCATATACCCATCGGTATCGTCTACTACTGTGTGACAAAAAGTGCCAGCGTTTACCAAATGTATCTCTCTTTCCCAACGCTTGCCTGTGTCAAAGTCAAAATCGTTGACTATT